ACTGATGCTTGTTTTTTAAGGGCTGGGTCATCTGATGAATCTAAAGCTGTTGCTAAATTAGCAAGCTCTTCTAAAGATTCTGGAGTAATGTGTGACTCTTCTTGTGGTTCGATATTATCGACCTGCTCTGCTGCAACTTTTAATGTTTGTGCCGCTAAAACACAAGATTCTGCAACAACTTTTAAACAGTCATCGTCATACTCTGCCAAAAGAAGCGCTTCATTATTAGGACTTTCTAGCCAAGAAGCAATGGCGTATAACATTGATGCGATTCTCATATTCTCTCCAATTTACTTGCAAAATCTACCCAGTTTGTATTACCTTTGCCATTTTTTCTTTCTTCATCAGTAGCATCAAATATATACTGTATTGTTTCTTTATCGATGCTTCCTGGCTTTTTCATATCCATATCAATCATCTTAAGTTTGACAGGAATAGGTAATTTTTCAAATTCTTTTCTAATTGGCGTTTTACCCAATAGTTCTTTTAATCTAGTAAAAGTTGGAGTGCCAACTTCAGTATCAGGCGCCATCTCTTCTCTTTCAGATTTACGAACTGATTCTGGACCAGGCTCAAATTCTAATTCTGAGCCTATTGGCTTAACTGGCTGTTCTACAAATGGAGTTGGTCTCTCTTCATTTGGACTTAATCCAGTTGGACCCTGAATTTCTTTTTTATCTTCTTGCTCTTTCTTTTGAGCCATAACATGAGCTTTAATTTGAGCAAAAGCATTCAAAATTGATTTTTTAAACTTTGAATTTATAGCTTGTTGCATATAATAATCATCGTTACCTCTGGCTTCCCATAATTCAGTTATAGGTCCAGTATGCCAAAGCTTGCGAACAAGATCTTTCATATTCTCATCTGAATTTATATATTCGTCATACTCTCTCTCACCTTGAGGTGGCGGAGCAAGACCAACATATTTCCAGGCAAATTGAACAAATCTATCTTTACTCCACCATTGCATTGGTTTTTTAAATGGAATAACTTTAGCAATGACATTTGGCTGTGTCATTAATGTCTGCAACTTAATATCTTTTTCAGTTGCTTCTTCTGGAATAATGCCGCGCTTTTTATACTCTTCAACAGCCTCTTCTGAAAGAGATATGTCGCCAAGAGCACCGCTATGAAATAGTTTACGTATTATGCTTAATATACCATTTACTTTATCTGAAACAGATTCTAAATATTTTGTAACTCTAGCAAATGGAGCATATACTACTGCATCTCTATTTCTTTCATCTAGATTGGCTTTTTCTCTATAATTAAATTGAGAAGTATAGGTTCCATCATAAACATCCATAACATTTTTGAATTGATTAACCCAATTACCAATCTTATCTTTTCCAGCAGTATTTAAACATGAATTAATAATATTTGATAAATAAATATAGCTTTGAGCTATATTTTCTATAGACATTTTATCTATTGTTTTATTTTGCAATGAGTTGTAGATATTTAATGTGACGCTATCAAGCGTTCTTACCATAGCATTAACATCATTAAGACTTTTTCTAGCAGGCTGTCCTTGTAAAAAAGATTTACCGCTTGCCTTACGACCTAGTGCCGTAGCAACTACATTATTTAATTCATCAGATCCACGAACAACATCTAAGATGTCTATTGTCTTTTGAATAATATTTTTCTTTGCTTCTTCTCTTAAAGCAAGCTTTTGCTCTTTAGTTAAATCAATAGCAACCTTATTAAGCGCATGCTTAAGGTGTAAGAATCTTGCAAATGTTGCCATTTTATTAACATTACTCATTATATTTTCCTAAATTAACCGAAAATTTTAGAGTTGTTGAATGTAGCACCTTCGTAAGTTTCATCCATACCTCTTCTATAAAGAGGTCTACAATTGCCTTGCTTATCTTGGAATACTTTGTGAATAGGTAATCCAGTATGACCACAAATTGGATGTTCGCTAGAAGCGCTCTTTACAACCATATTACAGGTACATTCTTCTGCTTTTACTCCAGCTAAACCAGAGAAATAGATATTGAATCCAGTTGCATATGCTTTTTCATCACCAGCATTAGCTAGAACATTAAGAGCGTCTTCTGCTTTAGCATGATTTCCATCAGCAATCGCAACTCTAATACTATTAACTAAATCACTTGGCTTTAATCCAAATTGAGGAGATGCTGCCGCTGCAACCTTAAAATCTGTTTCATTATTAATATATAATGATGTTACTGCTTCTTTACTAAAAGAAGATACAGAACCATTACAAAGCATTACACTTGGGCTATGAAGTTTACCTTCTGAAACTTTAATTGGAACAGTGAAAGCAATATTTCCGCCATCTAATGATACACCATAAAAAATTGTTTTATCGTCGCTACCAGTTACTGTAATCTGTGGATTTTTATATCCAAAACCAATTACTTCTCTAGCGATTGCGTCACGAGCAATTTTAATTTTATCAGCGCCAAAATCAAATGAAGCCACTCCATAAGGAGATGCAAATTTTTCTTCAAATGAAGCAAAGTCTTCATATTTTGGAAGCTCAACATCTTTGACAGAAGCGGTTGCCATTTTCTGACCAACTACTTGATTTGCAAAGAATTCAGACTTACCTTGTCTATTAGCATTAAGTCTAGTAAGAGCAATTTCTGTATCACTTATTTCTCTATTTTCAGAAGATGCTTTTGTTAAAACACCCAAAATAGATGAGGCAGTAACTTCAAGTTTTCTACCCGCATAAGCTTTTACATAATTCTTAATATTAGTATTGTTAAGATCTGTTGGTCCACAATTGCCCATGAAAGCAGTTGCTTCAACTAAATTGTTATTAGAAATTTCAATTGGAACTAATAAACTTGTTACACCTTTTGGAGTTTCATAATCGGCTTGAACTACTAAGAATTTTTCATTGCCTTCTGCAACTTTTAGAGAATTTGGTTTTAAATTCCAAGCATCTAAAGTTGATCCTACTGATTTAATAGCTTTATCAGCCAATACTTTTGAGTATGTTAATAAAGGAATTGATGAATCAAATAAACTATTTAAAGCATTTGCTAAGATAGGATCTGCAACTTGATATTCTTCAATATGTGTAGAGTCATCACGAACAGGTTTAACTGCTGGAGCCTCTTCAACAATTCCAAGTTCATTACTAAAAAGCTCAGCGAATTTTGTGTTTCGTGAGTATAATTTAGTATAAAGTTGTTTTAAGTCGGCTTTACGAATAAATGTAGTATTATTTGCTGCCATTTTTTCGATAACACGCGACATGGCGCCCAGAGTCTGATCATCTGGATAAGCCTCTAAGTACCTAGCAATTTTTACTGCTAGGATTGGAGTAGCTATCTTTTCGTTATCCTCTACTGATTTTGCTAAGGAGCTAACTAGTTTCTGTATTTTATCAAGACTCATTTAAACACCTATTCCGTTTATACCAATTCAGGATATTTACTTAATGCCTCTTTTTTAGCTGATTCTGGTAGCTCATTTAATAAAGCTTTAACTAATTTCTTATTTTCAGCTAATTTGGCAGGAAGGTATTGTTCTACCTGAGAAAGCTCAGCGCGAGGAATTCCTAATTTGCTTGAAGCAATTTTTACTAAAGGGTCACCTTTGTAATGAATTTGTAAGTCTCCAGCGGTCTTACTAATAGATACCTGCCAATTTGACGCGGTTTTCTCAGCAGACTCCTCTTCATTATACATAGCCACAATGTAGTCGCCATCTTCGGCATTTTGAATTTGCCAAAGATCTGCCCCATTATCGCCATCTTTAAATCTTACAACATCGAAAGCTACCCTTTCGATTTTTCCCTGTACATCTTCAAGTCTGTAGGCTTTTCTAAGAATCTTATTTCCTAAGCCTGTGTAGTCGATTGCAAATTTTGACATTACGTCTCCCATAAAACAAAAACGCGCTATACCATACATAAAGAAATATTGATAATATTCTGGTTTTTATTAGTAGTCTAACACCACTATAATTTCCAATTATTACCAGTATTAAACTATATATTGATATAGCGCACTGATTTTACCACTTATCTTCGCGAACTTCTGAGATTTTCTGAAGAATTTCTTTTATTCTCTCATCATTTTCAATAATCTTCCTAATTTTCTTTCTGGCACCACCATATACCCTCTTGCCATTTTTATAATCAACGTTACCATTTAAAGATTTAGTTATTGAACTTTGATTGACATTTAACATTTTAGCTATCTCCATTTGAGTATAGCCATCTGCATATAATCTAATTACTTCTCTTTGACGATCTGTTAATAGGGTATCTACTACTCTCCAGAATTCAACTTTTAATTGATCTTCTAAGTCCATTAAATCTTCATTATATTGAAATGGATTTAATCTTGCAGATATGCTATCATCATTTGAAAAGGCTTCCATCATATCATTTGAACATACTGTCTCAAGTAAAATCCACTGATAGCGGTCTGAGCGATTCTGTCTCTTATTCATTAGACTCCATATCTCTGTTAAATGTACTGACCCCGTAGATACATTATAACAATAATCTGATTTTCGGTTACGGGAACCAATTAGCCTCTAACACTAAAAGTTAATGATTCATAACTATTTGACGATAGATACTCATCAATATCCTTGTAGCCATCTGGTAAATAAAAATTATGAATATTAGCCAAGTTACCAAATTTATCTAAGATGCGCTTTCTACCTTTATCACCAGCCTCATCTTTGTCCAATAATAAAAATATATTATTAGTGTATCTGTTAATAAGTGAAAATTGATAGATACTCATATTAGAATTTCCTAAAGCTACAATATTTGTGAATCCCTTTTCAACAGCTTTGATAACATCAAATTGACCTTCAACAATAAAAACACCGTCTTTTTCAATAATATCCTTCTTATTTTCATATAATCCATATAAAAAATTACCCTTTTTAAACTTTATCTCTTTAGATACATACTCTGTATTGTTATATTTGCTGATTTTTTTAACTCGTCTGTCCTCGTCAGACAGTAAACTCCTACCTACAATACCTACAACATTGCCATATGCGTCTTTATAAGGCATAATTAAAGGGTGATTTTCAAAGAATAAA